AAGCTGGGAATGATCGCATCGTGAGCGAGCAGGTCCCTAATGAGCGCAATGATGCTGAGAACATTGCACGCGAGAACCTGCTGAAGGCTGACCTGGAGAAGGCATGGGGTTGCACACTACATCACCTGCCACAGTTCTACCATGTGGATTTCTTTGCTGAGCGTGACGGTGAGCTGAAGGCATGGGTTGAGGTGAAGCAGAGGAACTGTACCTCCACGCAATACCCCACAGTGTTTATGAATGTGGATAGAAAGTTCAAGCACCTTATTGCTCATGCTGAGACTGCACCTGCTTATTTTGTGGTGCGTTGGTCTGATGGTGTGACTAGGTTTATTGATGTGCGTGATGTGAGACCTGAGTGGCTGGGTGAGGGGCAAGAAAATAACAGGTGGGGTGAGGGGCAGCATGATCGTGAGGCTGTGTTTCATGTGCCGATTGATGAGATGAGGGTGATATGAGACCGGTGGTTGAGGTTGGTGGGGCGCGTGTGTTCCTGGGTGATTGTAGGGATGTGCTGAAGTCCCTGCCTGATAACAGTGTGGATAGTGTGGTGACGGATCCGCCTTATGAGTTGGGGTTCATGGGGAAGAAGTGGGACTCCTCTGGGGTTGCTTACGATGTGACGGTGTGGCAGGAGTGTTTGAGGGTGTTGAAGCCTGGTGGTCATGTTTTGGCGTTTGGTGGGTCGCGTACTTGGCACAGGTTGGCGGTTGCTGTTGAGGATGCTGGGTTTGAGTTGCGTGATTCGATTGCGTGGATTTATGGGTCTGGGTTTCCTAAGTCGTTGGATGTGTCAAAGGCGATAGACAAGAAGGCTGGGATGGAGCGCGAGGTGATTGGCCAGCAACCTTATAGCTCAGCAAAAATGCCTGCAGGGGATTCCCATGTGGGGACTTATGGCGCGGAAAGAATTGTGACGGATATAACTGCACCCTCGTCGTTGGAGGCGCAAAAGTGGCAGGGGTGGGGTACTGCGTTGAAGCCTGCGTTTGAACCGGTTGTGGTGGGGCGGAAACCGTTGGTGGGGACTGTTGCGGAGAATGTGTTGGCTTGGGGTGTGGGTGGGTTGAACATTGACGGCAGCCGAATAGGGTTGAACGGTGAAAAACCTCCATCAGGCTCCGGAAATGCAGCGATAGGTGGAGTTTATTCGGATTTTCATGGGCTTGAATCTAGCGTGACACCAGCACAGGGTCGTTGGCCTGCGAATGTGATTCTTGATGAGGTGTCGGCTGGGTTGCTGGATGAACAATCAGGGGTTAGCGTGAGCAAGTCTGGTGGAAAATCCGGCACTCATCCTGGCCCTATGGATTGGGGCAAAGAAAATGCCGATACTCCTCGCGGTGGTCATGACGATAAGGGTGGGGCTTCGCGGTTTTTTTATGTGGCTAAGGCTTCTAAGCGTGACCGGAATGAGGGGTTAGAGGAGTTGGAGGCCACGAGCGCCGGTGACATGGTGGATCGTGAGGAGGGTTCTGCTGGTATGAACAGTCTCAGGGCTGGCGCAGGCAGGACTTCTGGGGCTAAGAACTTCCACCCCACGGTGAAACCCACACCGCTTATGCGTTACCTAATAAAGCTGGTGACACCTCCTGGGGGGACAGTGCTGGATCCGTTCACGGGGTCTGGGTCTACTGGGAAGGCTGCACTGCTTGACGGTTTCCAGTTTGTAGGAGCAGAATTGACTGAGGAGTATCTGCCGATAATTGAGGGCAGGCTGAAGTGGGCTAGTGAACAGGTGGAGGGTGAAGATGTCACATTATTCTGACAATTTGTGGGCTGAGGAGATGAGCATTGACCTGGGGGAGCTCCAGCGTGAAAGCCCTATGCACCCTGACCAACTCAGGCTGAAACGCAAACTGAGCAAGCAAGCTGAGGAGTATTGGGCACGCGAAAGGTTCCTGGCTCGCGTGAAGGATCATGTGCCCGCACCTGAAGCAACATACACACCCCCTAAGCGTAAGCCGGTTGTGAAGAAACGCGCTAAAGTTAGGGCTTATGACTTCACTGAGGCACAGCTTGAGATCGCTAGGCGGTCTCTGAGTGGGCGTGATTCAGTGTGAGCGTTGCGGTTTCGAGTGGGAGCTCTCTAGTTCTAGGCAGAAAACTATCCTTTGTGCCTCTTGTAGGGCTAAGAAGGTGCAGACTGTGCACACTAAGAGGGGGAAGTGTCTCCCTTGGCATGGAGGGTTTGCAGCTGATGACATTACCCCTGTGGATGAGGATGGGAAACCTATTCTCCCTGGTGTCAGGCGTTGCAACCATAATGATTGTGTCAATCCATCACATATAGAAAGGGAAAGTAATGGTTAGGAATGAGGCTCTGATTGAGCTCACTGGTTGGTTGAATGATGTGCGCGAGTTTGACTGGGGCACAGCGTTGAAGGTTTCTGTGGATGTGCGTAAGAAGAACCATCAGGGTGAGTGGGAGACGGTGGATAAGACTGTTTACGATGTGACCACTGATGGGAAAACCCCGTTGGAGGGTGTGAAGCAGGTGAAGGTGACGGGCCGGATCACTGGCACTAATACTTTCCAGAAGCGTGACGGATCTACCGGCTCTGCTGTGAAGGTGCGTGCTGAGTCTATTGTGCCTGCGAGTGACAAAGTGAATGAGGCTGCTCTTACTGAGGTGTGGCCTACGGTGAACCCTAATAAGCCGATTGATGAGGGAGCACCTTTCTAATGAGGTGGTCTGGTTTCGCTGTGCTCGCTGGTTTGGCTACCTTGTATTTCTTCCTGGCTGGGGAGGCTGAGGGTCTTCTCGCTGGGTTTGGGTATGTGGCTGCTGCTTTGCTGTATGTGCTGTCTTTCCTAAACCTGGTGAAGCCGAAAAAATAGTTTGAAAAAGTTTGTGTTTTGACTTGCACTTGTGTGTGTAGTGGTATACATTAGAGACATCAGCAACACCCCAAGAGAGGAAACACAAAATGACTAACACACTCAAAACCATCAAGCTCTACACTGACAACCCCACATGGACCGTAATTTGCGAGTGCAAGAAGTGCTCTGGCAAAGACTGGCTCACAATCCCCGTGGAGCAAATGGCACAGTATGTTGATGAGGCAGGCATTGACTTTACCGCTTATCGCCAACTTCGCAATCTGAACCACCAGCTCATCCAGGCAAACAACTAGCCCAGAAAGACAAGCCCCCTCTTCGGAGGGGGTTTCTCTTTGCCCAGGTAGACTGGTTAGGTGAGCCTAACTTTCGATGTGTACGGCAGACCTGCCCCACAGGGCTCTAAACGCTATGTGGGGGGTAACAGGGCTCAGGGTGGTCGCTTCATAGAAGCCAGCAAGTATCTTCCTGCCTGGAGGAAAGCAGTAACCTCCACAGCGGTAGCAATCATGGAGGATGAGCACTGGGACACTGTGACAGGTCCTGTAACCCTTGAGGTTGTTTTCTACCTGGAAAGACCAGCGACTATCTCGCAAGCCAAAAGACCCTGGCCCATCAAACCCCCAGACTTAGACAAACTTGTGCGCGGTGTGTGTGACGGTCTCACTGATGCAGGTGTGTGGGCTGATGATGATCAGGTGGTGCATGTGGTGGCGTGGAAGTGTTATGCAGACACGCGCGAGCCTGGAGCATCTGTGAAAGTTACTCCCATTGTGGGTGGTGAGGGGTTAGACTTCTCATAGTCTCAATGAAAGGTGGAAACTTATGCTTGAGGATTTGACTCCCCCCGTGAAGCGTACCCCCTGTAAGGTGCGTACTCTGATGGAGGGACTGGATGAGAAAGACCAAAGCATCCTGCTCGCAGCGCTCGCTGACCATGAAGCGTGGACTAGTAACGGTCTAGCCCGTGCCCTCTCCCAGCGTGGCCTGGTTATCACTGAGAAGCCGATTAGGAAACACAGGAATAGGGAGTGCTCATGCTAGAGGACTTGGAGCCTGCAAAGAAAGTGCAAGCACCTTCCCACTTCAGACCTGGTTTAGAGTTTGATGGCAATGAGGGCACAGCGACCACTGAGGGTCTCCCTGAGGCTCCTAACTTTGATGAGTTCCTGGCAGAGCGTGGGTACTCACCTGATGAGTATGAGATCGTGGGCACACCACGCACCTCTCAATGGCAAAGATACGATGGGCAATGGCTGACCGCGTACCGGTTCCACTTCCGTAGGAAACTGACCGGCATTGACCTGCCTACCCTCTACGCGGAAGCTAAGCGCACCAAACCTAAGACCCCTAAGGCTCGCAAGTCAGACAGGGTGTTTGTTATTGCTCCTGCAGACTTCCAGATTGGTAAAGGTGGCTCCAGGGGTGGGCATGAGGAGTCCATCCAGAGAATCCATGAATCGTATGCTCGCATTGAGGAGAAGCTCAAGGCAGGCAACTATGACCACATTGTGATTCTTGACATGGGTGACATTGTGGAGGGTGTGAACAATAAGGCTGACATGGACCAGCTCATCACTAACACTCTGAGCCCTATGCAACAGACTGACCTTGCTGCTGCGCTCATCTGGGATCTCATCAAACTTGCATCAAAATACGCTCCCATAACTTACGGCTCTGTAGCATCCAATCACTGCCAATTTAGGGTGAACAAAGCAGCTGTGGGTAGACCTGGTGTGGATGACTGGGGCATTGTTATTCTGCAACAGATTAGACGGCTCGCTACTGAGGTGGGTCTCCCTGTGGAACGCTGGCTTATTCCGCAACCCCATGAGGAGGGTTTCGCCTTTGATGTGTTTGGTGATGGCTCCCACATCCTAGGTGCGATTCATGGTCACCAGGTGGCACGCCCTGATGCTTTCCAACTGTTTTGGACTAAGGCAGTGTTCAATACTTCCTACCTGGCTGCAGCAACAGTGATGGTGTCTGGTCACTTCCATCATCACCGCGTGGAACAGTTCGCAGGCACTGAGGGGCGCGAGAGATGGTGGGTCCAAGCATCCACCATGGATAACGGCTCAGACTGGTACACCAGAACTCAGGGCGCAGGCGGTGACAGTACCCCAGCAGTGACCTGCTTTGAGCTGGAGAAAGGTGTGCCTTTCAGGGGTAAGGTGGAACTGTTATGAGCACTGAGCGTGAGTTTGACCGGATCATGGCATCCATGTACTCCCAGGACCTCCCACCTGTGGAGGTTGTTTCTGGTGACTTCAGGGCGATAGCGAGAAACTTTTTCACCCTCCCTGTGCAGTTGCTCATGGATTTGAAACAGGCACAGCTTGACCAGGATGGGTCAGACCTGCTCCTGTTGTTTGATGCTGCTGAGATGGCATTTAGTGAGCGTGACTTCGAGCGCATGAAAGACATGAGCATCAGGGATTTCCTGAATGTGATTCAGGCATGGGTGTACTTCGACAGGGGAGAGCATGGAATGGAGTGAGCTGGAAGGCTCGCATGACGGTGAAACACTCTGGGTGTTAGGGTCAGGACCCTCACTCAACTACATTGATAGCTCATTCTTTGATGACAAAGTGACTGTCTCCACTAACTTCAGTGCAAGAGCTCTAGGTGTCAAACCTCATTACGCTTTCAGCCATTACCACGCTAACGCGAAAGACCTGCTCTCTGACAGTTCCTGTGTTGTCACTATCGAGCATGACACTCTGACCTACCAGCCATGGGAAGGTGAGCAACCTCACAGCCTGGTGCTCGCACCCACACAGTACGACAGACCACCAGGATCCGCATGGAATCCCATAACCTCCCACACACCAGGACCAGACCAGGTGACCTACGGTTCCTCTAGCCTGCACGGTGCAATGCACTTGGCAGCACACCTAGGAGCCAGCCACATCATCCTGATAGGGGCAGACTGTGGACAGATTGACGGTGAAGACCGTGTGAAGGATTACCAGGTGCAGAACGGTCACACCCTGTGGCAACTGTATGACCGGCATCACCAGCTCATGAAGCAATACCTAGAGCAGGCTTACCCCGTGAAAGTCCACTCACTAAACCCCTTCATCAATCTGAACCTAGAGGGCCACACATTCAAGGGTGTCTCATGATCCCTAACCTCATCATCCCCGTGCTCAACCGTTATGACCTGCTGGACAGGATGCTGCAAAGCATTGACTACCCCATCAATCACCTGCTCATCATTGACAACGGTGCAACCAATGTGGAGGAGGACCTGGAGGTGCATGTCCCAGCATGCGTAGAGATGACAACCTATCTCCCTATGCCATCTAATCTGGGTGTGGCAGGGTCATGGAATCTGGGCATCAAGCTCTTCCCCATGGACAACCGGTGGACCTTCGCAAGCAATGACATGTACTTTCACCCTGGTGAACTAGAGAAACTTGCATGGGCTTCACCCTCAGAGCTCACACTGGTAGGTGACTTCCCTTACTGGCACGCCTTCGCTGTAGGTCAGGAAGTAGTGCAGAAGATAGGTCTCTTTGATGAGGGCATCTATCCTGCGTTCTGTGAGGACAACGATTACCAGCGCAGAGTAGAACACCATGGAATCCCCATAACCCTCCTAGACATCAAGACAGGTCACGACAACTCCAGCACCATCCACTCAGACTCTGCCTACCGTTTCGCTAACAACCGCACCTTCCCAGACAACCGCGCCTACTATGAACGCAAACAAAGAGAGGGTGACTTCACACAGGGCTCCTGGTCACTGCAACGCCGTAGGCAGAACAACTGGTGAAGTTTCAGAAACCGTGCATACAGTGTGGCGTACTGTCACCTGATGCAACCTGCAAACAATGCCACCTGAAGAAAGAACGGCAGCGTGACAGGATCCGTGACGCAGACCCAGCACGCGCCATGAAAAAAGCCACCCTATATAACGCTGAATATAAAAAGAAACGCGCAATGTTAAAAACCCAGGGGGGTATCTGTTACCTGTGTGGGGAGGTAGTGCCACCTGGTACAGGGC